CAGAGGCCGTCAACCTTCTCCCCGGTAACTTCCACCTTCTCCGCCATGACGGCAACAGACGTTGCCAGCGTGTTCACCGCTTCCGTGTGCCGTTCCAGCGCGTCCAGCCGGTGGGAGTTGGATTTGCTCCGCTGTTCTACCGCAGAAAGCCTCCCGGCGATTTCCGTTTCTTCCATTGGCATACTCCCTTCTCAGCCGTTCCACCGGCTGTACTTCCCGTTGTCCTCGTGAATCCCCCATCCGTACAGCCCCAGACCGCCCCGCCCTGGGATTTTCTCGGCATGCACCTCCTGCGCTATGGCATACAGCTTCTCCGGGGAGATAGCCCCTGAGAGGTCTATAGCCTGTCCCGTGGTGTGTAGGGAGTTGGATACCCCGCCCACCTCGGCGTTGTGCCGCTTGCACCGCACACCGGAATTCACATTCAGGGGAACCCCAGCCCGACGGCGTATCTCATCCGCCATGCGGACGGTTTCCTCTGCGGGTTCTGCTGGGAAGCCGTTGCAGTATTTCCCGCCGCACTGGCACCGGAATTCCTCACGGGTAAAATACCGGATATCGTCCCAGAACGTCCCGGTTTTCGGCGCGTCGCTGCTTTCCGGCTTCTCCACTTTGATAGCCGTCCCGGCAATAGCACCAATCAGCATTTTCTGGGTAGCCGCACCCGGAATCCCGTCCACGGTAAGCCCGTAGTCGGCCTGAAACGCCCGAATTGCCCCTTGGGTGTTCCTGCCATCAACGCCGTCAATCGTGCCGGGAGAATAGCCCAGATAGGCCAGAAGGCACTGAATTTGCTTTACCGTCACTCGATCACCACCCCATACTTCGCCAGAATGGCGATGATGTCCTCGGTAAGAATCTTTTTAAGTTGACCGGGAGGCAGCTTGGCGATACTCGCGGCGATGGTGCGCATATCCTGATCCCCGTCCTCAGCGGCACGGATTTCCACCAGCCGCTTTTTGGCTCCGTTACTCCACTTCTTCATCCGGCTTCACCTCCAAAATGGTCAGGGCGTTCTGCATGTCTGCGCCTTCGGCCTTCATTTCCGCGATTTTCGCAAGGATTCTCTGCTTCCGTTCTTCGATGGTCATGTGGTCACCCCCAGAGCGGTTTCAATCTCCTGCAGAGCCGCTTCGTATTCGGCGTTCTGAGCAACAACCATCTGGTATTGCTCCCGCTCATACTCCCGCTGTACAGCGTCCAGCTCCGCCCACGGCTTCCACGGGGCAATCATTTCTCCGGTAAATACTACACCATCAGCACGTGTCCACGTCTGTCCCGCAGGGATGAAGCGATAGCCCTCAATGTAGGTATCGCACTTGCCATCGAAAGCGTCCGTTTCTACGGCGGTATATGTGATATCTGGGTTAATTAGGTGACACTTAAAATTGGAATCAATGTATATTGTTTTCATTTAGGCCACCTCACTTACATTAGACTAACTTCTGACACTTTGACCGTGCCGCCCTTTTCACTATAGAAAGATAGCACAACAGTATTTGCTCCAGAAACACTCGAAATATCAAGACTAACTGTACCAGTTGTGCTCGTGGTGACTTTTGCGGCTGGGTTACTAATCGAAGTAGCATACAGATAGACGCTAAGAGATCCGTTATCTATTGAATCTACTGTTACTGAAAGTGCTTTATACTCACTTACGTCGATCTTATTTTTCGGACCACACGAGAATTGTTTTTCGGCGTAGGCTGCTATACTAATTTGTTGCCCTGATATACTAGCCGAGCCGGCGGAAGTAGTACCAGTGCCCCACCCACCAGTTATTGCGTCGCAAGTATCGCCATTGTTGAAAAGATGGGTGATATATAGCAGCGTGACACTCTCGGTCTGGCCATCGGTGGTTATCACGACATCGGCACTTTTTGACTTATCCCCATCGGTGGAACTCACCGTCCACGTTCCAGCATTTGGCACAATGCAAGCCCATGTACCACTGGTGTCAGGGGCGGATAGAGTCGTTGTACCGTCAGAGCAAGTGCAGGTCGAACCGGCGGGATATGTAATATTGATCGTCGCTGCGAAAAATGCAATTGCCGTGCTGTAATCGGTTGTGACCACAACATTCTTTTGCGCAGTCTTGCCGTCACCGGTGATGGTAACAGTCCACGTCCCGCTTTTCAGCCCCTTGAACACCACCACGCCGCTCGTGCCGGAGTTCTTGGTCTTTGTCTTTCCGTCCTTGGAAACAGTCACGGTGACATTCGCCGGGGCTGTGACGGTCAGCGTGCCGCCGGAACCGCCTCCACCAGTGTTAACCCTACCAATCATGCGCTTACACCGCCTTTCCAGCAAATAATGGTGGGAATCGTAATTGCCGATTCCGGGGCGCTTGCGGCATACAGATACACACCGCCGTTATAAGTAGCCGCAACAGGGGCAAAATTGCCGTCAATTGCGTCTGCCACGCCAAGAACCACTTCCGGAATCATGGAGTTCAGCACCCCCGTCAGCGCGATAGCGGCGCGGAATGGGTAATCCTGATATGTAGAATCAGCCACAAACGCGGATACCGGTACGCTGGTATCCGTGAACAGGAGCTTTTTCAGCTCCACCGCCGTCCCGGCTTCCAGATCGGCCAGCTCACGGTTTATGGAATCCAGCACCGATGTGGCTTGCGCCGTGGTATCATCAAGCACATCTTTTACTTGCGCCTGCGTTTCTTGCAGGAGCGTGGAAAACTGGCTCTGCATTGTGCTTGTATCAATGCCCACCTTTTCCGTCACCAGCCCGCACACCGAAGCGTCAAGCCGCTCGTCCGTAATCATGGAAGCGGTGATAGCGGTTGTACCGGCTGCAACGGAAATCCGCGCAAGGCTGATCTGCCGGATTGTGCTGTTGTTTGTCAGCGCCGGGGCTGCCGCCGTCCCGGATTTTGCGCCTTTCAAGATTTTCACTTCCGGATAGTCCACGTAGTTTGTGGTTTTCCACTCCACGATTACGCGATCAATCCGGTTCAGAACGCCGTCTGCCGCATCAATGACAAGCTGCAATTTGGCACCATCAACGGATTCATTATCAATCCACCACACAATGCCGTTCCTGCCGGAATTCGCCATCCATCCGGTTCCGTCTGAGACTTCCACCGCCATTCCGGGCGTGGAAAGCGCCTGCACGGATGCATTGCTGCCAGCGGCGAAAACGCCGGATGTGCGGCCATGGTGCCAGCGCATAACGTCTTCTGCGCCTATGTATGTATCTTGGTTATTCGGGAAACTTTTGATATTAGCCATTTAATTTCATTGCCCCCAATGCTGTAAGAATAGGGTCGCCCAGGATAACTTCTGTCCGGGCTTTATTGCTGTCCAAGGTGTACTTAATGCCCGTAATCCGGGCGCTGAACGATACCCCAAACCGGGCAGATACGCACGATACAATGTCCCCCAGAGCGTAATACTTGCCCAGATCTTCCGGGTCGATGGATACGGAAAAGGACTTTCGCCGGATTCGCTTTCCCAGCTCCATTTGTCCATAAGCACGCGCACGGGCTTTGCAATCGGCCGCAGATTCGTCATTTTCCTGCCGAACGGCTGTTTTGAACCACACTTCCCGGCGATTGTCCCCGGTTGCATCGCCGACGATTTCAACAAATGTGTTATCCTCTCCGCTAAGGCTTCCCTGCACATAGGCCACATTACAGAGGGTGGAATCGTCGTCGTTGATCACAAGATCTTTTGCGCTTCCCTGTTCCTCCGAAAAGACAATAGCGTGAATGCCAGCCGTCAGGTCGCGCCCCTTGTAAAGGCGGAAAGTGTGTGTCATGTCGTCGGGGTTCCACTCCATTGTGTGGCCTATGCCTTTTTCTTCAAGAAACGGGATAATTTCATCCAGCAAATTCCCGCCCATGAAAACATTGTCCGTTTTATCGGTCATCCCGGTTGCCTGTGCAACCTGAATCCTTGTCATTCCCCGGAGATTATCGCTTACCAGCTTGTACACGCCCGTCTCAATAGTTGTCATGTGGTATTCCGCTGCAATGATGCGCTTATTCAAAAGCCAGTTCGCGGTGTAGCCGTTCGCCGTTATGCGGTTCGTGGTCGTGTCAATCTTTGTGTTTTCTATCACAAATGTTACGTTTCTGCTCGTATCATACAGGAGATTGCCGACTTTCAGCACGTTAATGTTGTAGTCGCTTACCGGCGCAACCAGTATCAGCTTTCCGATATCGTTGTAGTAAATATTCATGATAACACTGATTGCGTGCCGGATTTCGTACCGTGTGGAAAAGTCCTCTTTATAGATTTCAAAGCTCATAGCGCGATCCCCACGATCTCCGTTGCGAAATCAATATCCACCTGCAAATTCGCAAGCCCGCTTGTCGCTTCCGGCTTCAGCACATTATCCCCAACTTCCAGCTGAAACAAAGTGCTTTTCAGGCTCAACGCGCCCCGGCAATCTCCGTCGACGGATGACGTTACAGTTGTCCGATCGTGCGTAATCTCTACAATCAGCCGCTCCCCGCTGACGATAGTTTTATTTATCAGCAGAAATTTTCCCGTCGCGGCGTTGGTGATTTTGGGATTTTCCACATCACCGCTTGCCGAAAGAGTAGCAGTAAACGGGACGGGAACCTGGCCGCGGTTCTCCACATTGATAAATTTCGCTTCAAACAGCTGTCCGAAACGATACGGCCTTGAAATGTTCCACGGGAATTTGAATAGCTTTTGAATGCCGGACAACGTTACCGCTGCGGAATCGTCCTTGCACCAATACGGATACGCCGCCAAAAGGGAAAACTGGAACTGTGCGCCCCATTGTTTCGCCTCAATGTTGGGTGTCGCCGTAGGCCAAACATTCAGATAGTAATCATCCGCATATAGCTTCCCGGAAATATCGGGGCGGATGACGGAAAGCAGCTTTTCTTTATTCGCTGCTTGTCCGTCTCCCACCAGATGCCCGTTGACATTTACAGGCCGGGGCTGAACGTTTTTGCTCTGAATTGTCGCGCCCGTCTGGTTAATGCCCTTCGCCTGGGACAGGGATACCGTTACCGTATCGATGCCCGTGGGCTTATTGATAAGATATCCTCCGGCATAATCAAAGGTAACGCTATCCCCGTTTTCGTTCACGTAGCGGAACAACTTGCTTAAATTGTTGAAGTTCGTCAAATCGTCCACCTCGCTTGTGTGAAATAAGCCTCTGTGGCTGCTGCCAGCTCCACTTCGGATTGCACAGGAGAATTAATATTCTGGATAATTGTCACGCCGCGTCCACCACCAGCAAAGCCCGCTCCGTCGTAGTCCGCCCCGCCGGACGCACCAGCAGATTTTCCAGCCCTATACGCTCGCGCTTCCTTGGCGGTGAGAACTTTTTCCCCCTTATGGAGGCGCACTAGGTAGTCATCGTATGGTACATAATCAAGGCCGCTCTTCGCACCGGGAATGTTGCTACCCTTGATATTGGCCTTTATCGTGAGCGTGTAGTTGGCAAAGCTATTTGTCAGCCGTGATTTCATCTGGGAGGCGAGAGAATCAAGCTTTGCCAGAACTCCGGGGGTGCTGCTATCGATACCAGCAACCAGTCCGCTCATGGTATTGGTAGCTGCTTCTGTAGCCGCCGCCTCCTGGTCTAGATCGCCCACCTTTTCCACGTAGCTGTCTGCGGCCTCCTGCATACGAGCGTTCACATTCTCCACCGCCAACGCCAGCCTATCGGTATAGCCAGTACCAGAGGATTCAAATGCAGAAATTCCATCCATAAGCTCCGAAAGTTTTTTGCTTAGCCCATCGGTGCCGCCGGACATATCTTCTAGTTCATCACGTAGCCCCGCAAGGAATCCGGCCTGTTCCCCCGTACTCATGGACGCGAGATATTGAGAAAGTCCGTCAACGCTAATGCCTGCAAGGTCTGCTTTTTCGGAAACAAATGCAAAATCTTCGTCAATCTGCTGAAGAACCTCGGTATTTCCTTTAAGATTCCCCATGAAATCATCCCACGACATTTTTGCAACTTCTATTTGGGAAGTAAATGCAGACCCCACATCATGCAGCCCGTTATAGATGGTGGTATAGGTATTCTGGTAATCCTCCAAAATGGATTGCGCAGTGGCGGCGTATTCCTCAGAAGCAGCCTTTATCACATTTGTGGGCTTTGCCGCTTCCTCGGCGGCGGCCTGCTCCTGCGCTTGCAGATCGGCAAGATTCTGCTCCGCTTGCTTTATGGCCTCGGCCAATCTCTCCATCTCGACGGTGTCGCCGCTGAAACCAGCGTCCGACGATGACATTTCCAGTCTGGCTTTTGAAGCTTCCTCGTACTGCTTCTTAAGCTCTTCTACCTTTGCGCGTGCTTCTTCTACCGTCTGCGGCTCTCCGGCTAACTCTTTGACGAACTCCTTGTGTGCCTTGGTTGCCTTGCCGATGCCAATCGCCAGAGCAGCTACAGCAGCGGCAATCAAACCTATGGGGTTTGCTTGTATCGCCGTATTCCATGCGTATTGCGCCGCAGTTGCAAGAGAAATCTTTCCGGTGAGTACACCAACGGCGATTTCACTAATGGAAAATACACCATTCAGCGTGGCTTCCGCAACCGCCGCTTTTCCGCTTTCCGCTGTGAAGAACGCAAGCGCCGAGGCATTCGCTGTGAACACGGTAGCAATATTCGCAATGGCTTTTCCGGCCATATTCGCCCCGATTGCAGTACCGGCAACGGTTGCCGCTGTGGCCGCCAACTCGAATGCAGTTACGAGAAGATCAATAGCGCTATTTGTTTCCCGGAGATACGAAATAGCCTCTCCCGTGGCAGTTCCAACGCCGGTAACAATTTGCTGTACACGGGGTATAATGTTCCTTCCGGCTGTAAATACGCTGTCCACAAAGTCCTGGGTAAGTCCTTCCATGTCGGCGCTGCTGTCAGCCATGCCGGTAGCCAGATTTTGCCATGCTGCTTTCATGGATGCCGTAGAACCCTCGATGGTGCCCGCCGCTTCATTTGCCGCATACCCAGCAAGCCCCTGCATTTCGATATAGTCCACAAGGGCGGCTTGGCAGTCGGCCAGATTGTCGATGGTGTAGGCAGTGGCCTCGCCGTTTTCTGCGTTCCACTCGTTTACCTTGTCAATCAGCTGCTGGAATCCCTCTTTTGTGGGGGTAATACCCAACTGCAAATTATCCAGCATCGTGAAGTTGGATTTCATGATGCCGTTAAAGGCATTCTGTACGGCTTCTTGGGTGTTTCCGGTTGCCGCCACAACGTCGGCTTCGGCGGTGATAACTTTGTCGGCGAGTTCGGCGGCGGCCTGCACATTGCCACCAAGGGCGGTTTTCAGGCCGGTTGCAAATCCATTCACCTGCTGCAAATAGTCGTTCTGACTCATTTGCACGGATTTGTAGGCGCTTCTCGCTTTCTCCGCCACAAAATCGTAAGCGTCGCCGAACATCCGCTGTGCGCCACCGGCCAACTGCTCATACCGCGCATAACTTGTGTAGGCCGCTTTGCCAACGTCTGCAACTATCTCGGCGAGCTTCTTTACTCCGGCCTTAATGGTATCACTAGCAAGATTAGCTTTCAGGACATCGGCAAATGTACTGGTTTTCTTTTCTGAATCCTTTAGCGAACGTTCATATTCATCTGCATTTAGTGTGATTGTCGCTTCAAGATTAAAAACGTTAGCTCCCATCCTGCCCACCGCCTTTCGTCACCAGTTTCAGCCCGGCATTTTTCACCACATCCGCAACGATATCCTCCGCAGACCGGTTTTCCTCCGGCTTCGGGCTGATGATATCCTCGTATCCGATAGATAGATACAATCGCTTATCACACCCCGCCGTGTTTTGCGTTATCATCTGGATACCGTCGGTAATGTAGCGCCGAAGAATTTCGCGTTCGCATTGCTTTTTCAACTCCATGGGAAGAATGGAGAGGTACGCCCTCGCCCGTACTCTGGGGAGGGCGCACAGTGCGCTGATTATTCGCTCTGCTCCCCACGCCCCCACGATTTGAAAAAACTCAGCAGTTCCTTATCGTTGGAAAGCTCCTTGATCTGCCAAAGCGTCGCCATGGTACTCTGCGCGGCCACTTCCTCAATGCTCTTTTCGCCCATGATGGACAAAATAGCATAAATGTCGGCGCGGTGCGTTTTCAGCAGCAACGGAACAACGGTGGTAATCCTCTGCGCACCAATCAGCATAACGCCGACTTTTGTGGAGTTTTTCTTGTCCACCGGCTTGCCGATGGCGTTCATGATTTCCTCATCAGAAACGAGATTCACAATGTGCGGGGTGATTTCGCACAGCACGTCCAGGCACTCGTCCGTGCCAAGTTGAGATAATTTTCTCATGCTTAGCCTCCTACATCGTAGCGGATTCGGCCTCTCCGGCCTTCACGTAAATTTCAAAAGGCGGTGTATCCTGCGCCGTAATGGAATAATGGCCGGTGAACTCGAACGCGAACTGGCCTTTGCTCTTGTCGCCGGTTTTCAGCTGGAAACCGCCAGTAGAAAGGCCGTTCAACATATGGATGGCCAGATAGCCGCCCTTTTTCGCGCCGTTTTTGTCGGAGTAATCGGCCACAAGCCAGATATCCTTGAAATCCTCGGTGGCAATATCGTTTCTGGGCGTGATTTTCCCGACGGCTTCATCAGCGGCGGCCACCATCGATTTTGCGTTAGTGGCGTTCACAGACACGAAAGTGCCGCTAAGCTTCACCTCCCAGCTTTCCAGCCGCTTCAACTCCTTTGTGTTCTTGGGGCAGTTATCGATATCCTCGCCGAAATCGGAGAAGCTGGGCGTTGCCGCAAAGGTCAATCCGCCGCTGGTAGCGCCAATAATAGTGCCGTCGGCGACTTCCGCCGTATCGGGCGAAAAGGCTGAAAGCAGAACACCGGCATTCAGAACAAGCTCCTTAAAGGTATCCTGCGGAATCTGTGTAAATTTCATTGATTTCCTCCTATATGGTATTGAAAATTGCGGCAACGTTCAGTTGCCGCAATTTGATGGATTGATCGGATTCAAATGTAGAATTGATGCACCACGGCTCACCGCGCATAAGCCAAACTGTGCCGGTATCACAAGGCAGCTGAATGCCTCCACGTCCTATCGCGCGGGAAATTTCCTCTGCCTTGGCGTTCGGTTCTGCCTCTTTCTCCGTGTGATACCACAGCTTTACCGTCAGCGAGTTCGCCATATCGCCCCACCCGCCGACGGAGACGGAATAGGTGAGGTAAGGCATTACGGTGTCGCTCGGTACCGCTGTATCCGGATACGCGGGGAGATTAAATCCGGAAAAAAACTTATAGAGCGCTTCTGTTGCCGTCATTTTGTCAGCTCCCATTTCTCGGCGGTAACCTGGCACATATCCAAAGTGCCGACCGCGGGTGCCTGCTTATCGCTCCCGTTGCTCGTCACCCGGAAAATTGCACCATCGGAAAGCCGCTTGAATACATCATGGAAAGAAAGCGGGTTCGCACGGCGGGTGGTAATGGTGTACACGCTGGTAACGCCCTCCTTCTCCGCGATTCTGGATTGCATGGAGGTATCCAGAATAATAGCCGCGTCGAACTCCGCGCCCTGTGCCCATTCCGTTGCCCAGCCGCCCTCACCGTCCGGGGTGCGCTTCTTTTCCATCAGTGCGCACGTGTTATTCAGGTAGTAGTCAAGCAAGCTCATATCTTCCTCCATATCCGTAAGCGCGACGCAAACATTGTTTTCCAGCTCGTGCTTTCGCCAGAGCCGGAAGAACTGCTTGCCTTTGTGTATGAGTAGCCACCGAAAGATTCGCTTTGATACGGGCTTTGTACGGCCTCGGCGTTCTTCTCCTGCCATGTGTTGATTTCTTCCAGAATCGCCAGCACCTCCGGCGGTACGCAGATTTCCGTAACGATTCCGCTGTAGGTTTCGTTCCGCAAATCAGCATCACCGTACATGTGAATCCCGTTATTCCTCCGGCTTCCTTCGATCAGGTAGTAATCGCCGGTTTCAAGGCCGGGAATAATGAGCCGGTTTGCGGTGATTTCCTCCCCGGTAAACTGCCAGTGCAAGCCGGGGAAGAAATTACGCAGGTACACAAGCAGCTCATACAGGCTTACCGCATGTCCCATGTGATTCCCTCCTTTACCGGCTCTTTACAACGGCCAGAATGTCCGCTTTGTTCATTGCGGCGCTGACCCCGGAAATACCGTTTTCTTTGGCGTACTCCAAAAGCTGCGCTTTCGTCATTCCGTCAAAGTCCACGGTCTCCGGTGCGGTTTTGTCAGCTGTCAGAGCCGCCCTTAACCCCCCGCCGGGGTGACAGTGGCAACGGCGATACCGTCCAGGTACTCCGCCCACAGCTTCATGCCCATGATGGCGTACATATCGCCGGTAGCCCGGGAGTAGTCGCCCTCGACATGTACGCCGATCAGGTTCGTTTCGCCCTTCACGGTGTAATTCAGCCCCAGCTTGGCAAAGTCGCTGTCGCTCGGGTCAACGTAGTACAGGTCAATGTTCTCAACGGGGGTTGCAATCACCTTCCCAGCGGCGACGTACTTGTCAGGCAGGAGGAAAAGGGTGTTGTAGCCCAGGAAGTTCTGAACATAGGTAAGGCCGAACATGGTCTGGGTGGTAATCTCCTTATCGCCCAGGTAGTCGTAGAAATCCATGATGTTGGCAAAACCAACAACCTCGGTCACGTCCTTGTCCATGCCCATGAACTTCGCAAGCACCTTGCCCTTTGCCTGTGCGAGCGCCAGCTGCCAGGTCTTGGGGGTCAGTGCCAGAGAGCCGGTAGCCAGGAAAGTGTAGAAGTCACCCAAAACCTTGTTTTGCAGGGCAACCAGGAAAGCGTCGTCCGTCTTTTCTACGGCGACCTCTGCGCCGTATTTGGCCACGCTCTCGATGGTAACGCTCTTTGCGTACTTGGCCACCTCGATATCGCCATAGGTGACGGGGGAAACCTTCATCTTGGTGAAGGGGATCTCGTCGCCTTCCGCTACGGTGGCACCGCCCTGCAAAGTACCGTCTACCTCTGCCTTGTAGGATACCAGTTTTGTGCCGGGCGCCTTGCGGATAGGCCGCATAATGCCCAGAATGGTGCGCAGTGCGTCCCAGTTATCGTTGAACCGGGTTACAAAGTCCACCTCTCGCGCGGACGTGGTGAACTGTGTGGAAATCGTTACGTTTTCTTTTGCTGCCATTTGTACAGCTCCTTTCAAAAAAGTTATTTGTTTTCGCTTGCCATGCTTTCAGCAAGCGCGGCCTGCCTCTCAGCGGTGGACAAAAGATACCGGCCTTTATCGTCCTTTTTGTAGATTTCAGCGCGGCTCTTTACGCCACCAGAGGTGTCAGGCGGGGTCTGTGTTTGGGTGCCGGTGGTGGTAGTCTTGCCGATCAAGCCCTTGTAATCGCCGGAAAGCAGCCCATCAAGTGCGGCGGTATCTTTGATACTTTCGCCGTCCAGCTTCAGGCCGTCAATTTCGGCTTTCGCTCCACGGATTACCAGCCCCATGCTCTCGGCGGGAATGCCCTTGCTCTGGAAGTACGCCCGTGCAGCCTTTTCCTTGGCGGCGGCGCTCTCCTTTGCGGCAACTCCGTCTTTGAAATCCTGAAAGGCTTTCTTTTCCGTCTCGTACTTGGCCTTGTAGCCGCCGTCAGCGTCTTCCTTTTTCAGATCATCCAATTCCTTTTGAATGCCAGGAAGTTTCTCAGCGTCGGCCTTGTACTTCCCGATATCGGCTTTCAGGCCGTCCACGGTATCGGTGTGTGCTTCAATGATGGTGTCTACCTGTTCGTCGGTAAGCCCCATCCCCTTCAAAAGTTTGCGAGTTAATGCCATTGTTTCAGTCTTCCTTTCTTCGCCCCTATTCTTCGGGGACGACTGTGATATAAAAGCCGCTATACTTCGCGGGTTTTACCGAAATAAACAAAAAAGGAGCCGAACAGCACGCAAAATCTACGTACCGTTCGGCTCCGATTGCCCATTCCTGCGCCCAATTACGCAGGAGAAGAATATTTGATTGTTTTCTTTACTTCGAGGACTATGTAGCCGTCGCCCTTGCGCCGTATCTCCACATCGTTCCCACGCTTTATAATAGCCTCTATGGCCTTTATGATTTCGTCATTATTCATTTATTGCCCCTCAAATCGCGTCAGCGTTTTTGAACGCTTCCATAAGTTTGGGAAACTGGATAGCGAAAAAATCTACCATTTCCTCGTTTTGTGCCCATTCGGAGTTTTCCGCAAGGCCACTTTCAAAGAGAAAAGCATGGATAATCTCATGCCGCTTGTTCTTTCTAATCTGAACTTGTAAGTTTTTCTTACAAGTTCGGTCTCCGACGTGCTTACTATAGCTATCCACAACCAGTTCTTTGCTGGTTTCGTCGCAAAATCCATCGCATCCCGCCAGCCGCGAATCTTCGTCTTCACAGCAGACGGAAAGTGTGTATTCAGCCCCAAGCGCATTTATTTTTCTGGTATCCACGCCACGTCAACCTCCTTTGCTAAGTTCGTCTTCCAGAATGTTCTTGTATGTTCCCTGATGATCGGCGATTGACGGCTTAATAAACGGGTGCGCCCGGTTGCCAGCTGTCCAATGCCAAATCCCTTGTGCGTCCTGGTATTTCCACGGAGTAGGACGGCCTCCGCCTCCCTCGGCGTATTTGCCCGTTCCCATTTCCTGGTAAATGGCGTATTCGGTAGGCGTTCCAACAATGGCTTTCTTCCCATCCTCCACGGTATGTGTAATGCTGTTGCGCAAATTCCCAGTATCAACGGGGCATAAATCCTTTGCATATTCCTCAGCTTTTTCGCCACACCGCCACAAGCCGCGCTCACGCGCTTCACCAAGGGCGCGGAGGATTTCGTCGGAGTTGTCCACAAACGTAACGCTCATCTCTTATTCCGCCGTTTCTTTTCCAATTCTTCTTGCAGTTTTTGCCACGCCTCGGGCTGGTTGTACTTCATATTTTGGAACTCAGAGAACGTCTTCGGTGCTTTTTTACCCAGAATCTCCCGGCATTCTGCATATTCCCGTTGGTCGGCCTGGTAGTTCTTCCCAGCCTTTACCATGCCCGCCCATTTTTCCGGGGGATACTGCGCTTTCTTTTCGTCGTACCATTCTTTGTACGATTTTTTCTTGATAAGCTCATATTCCCCGGTTTCGGGATTCTTCACGCGCATCATGTGGCGCTCCGCTTCCAGATCGTCGTCCGTGGCATTCACCACCGTGCAGCGGCAATTATACAGCTCATGCCCAGGCGCTCCTAACGAGCCATCTCCGGGGAACATCATCTTATAGCCGCCGACATCAAACGGCTGATCGTAGTCCACAATCTGATTGTCTGCCATACCGTGATCGTGGCGGGTGCGCAAATCCTTTGTGGCTACCCACTTTTTCTTGGATTTAATGCCCCACATTTCGTCAGCGGCGGCGTAGCTGTCCATTCTACCGGCATTCTGTGCGGCGGTAACTGCCGTTCTTGCCGCTCGAATGGCGCTTACACGGCTCATTGTGACGATTCTGGACTGCAAATCATCGGATATCTGCTTGATGCTTCTGCCTTGCAATATGGAGCCTGTAACGCTTGCTGTAATCTGCTGCTTTCCAAAAGCCAAGTCAATGCCCCGCTTTAGCGCAAGCCTTTCGGGGTAGTATGGCATTACGTCCGGCTGCTCCACAATTAAGCGCTTTACGGTCTGCTCGTCAAAAAGCGTAAAATCCGCACTCGGGTGAACGCTCTCAATGGTATAGGCGGCGTAATTCCGATTCAGTGAGTAGATTCCAGGCGTAGCGTCGTTCACATAGGCAAGCGCCACCTCTTTTGCTTCCGTCGCACGTTCGGCCAGCTTGTCCCGAAGCGCTTCCAACCGTGCCCCGCGCCCCATCTGGTTCAGTCGCCATTGTTGGTAGTCCTTTTCAGTCCACTCCTTACCGTTGCGCTTCTGGCCTATCAAGTCCTGCATCTTCTTATCCTGATCGGCAAAATGCTTGAAAAAAGCATCTATTTCCTCTTGCAGTTCTTTGGCCGCCTGAGAATATACGGAGTTAATGCGGCGTTCCAGATCGGCAAGCGCCCTATCGGTTCCTCTATCGGCTTCATTCGGTCTGGCCATCCTCATCACCGCCGTAAACCGTATTTATGTCAGCGTCCGCTTTCCTTTTCAGGATTTCCGGCACTTCCTCCGGCAAAAGAAACGGGAGGTGTTTCAGAACCGTTTCTTCATCAAGGAACGCAGCCGCCGAAAGCACCATATTTGTTTCCTCGGTGCGATTTATTACCTTGTTCCACGTGAATTCCGGCTGTGGATTGCCGATGCCAGCAACAGCGCAAATCTGCCGAATGAAATCTATCAGGAAATACTCGAAATCGGCGCATTTGTTGTCCTGCGGCTGATACGCCGCCGAAATCTCTGTAGCCGTTTTCTCAGCGCCCGCCAAAGCTGTAACGTCAAGCATCTGGGCATCTTCATACAGGTCACGCCGCAAGATATCCAGCATGGTTTTTCGGGCCTCTACGGGAACATCAAGGGTGTGAGCCTCTGCTGCTGTTCCATCGGCGCTATCTACCACATTGGCCTTTACGCTCTTCATTCTCTGAATGAACTGCGCCAAATCCTTATCATCCATAGCGCCGGTATTATGCAAAATCCAGTAAATTCCGCTGGTATCGTCAATTTGGTTGGCAAACCCGGATTTGATAAAATCATAGCAGTCTATGGAGCCACGCAACCCAACGAGTTCGCTTTCGTGGGTATCGTTCCCATACAGTACCGCAATAGGCAGGCGGGTGTAGTTCTCATCGCACACATCCACAACGCCCAGATCGTTCCTCAGCTCCTTGTGGATATATGCGCGTTTCTCGGCCATGGGCTGCGCGTCGTCGCTTCCCTCCGCGCTCCATTCGCTTACGCCATCGAGTTCGTAAAGCGTAGCCCGGAAAACAGTTTTTCGGCCAGTCTCACGGAACCAGTACCGAATACCGGCCATCAGCTCAGACGTTTTTTCGTCCAGCAGTGGGGCAAATCCCGGATTTCCGGGAGTATCGGCGAATGAAAACACTTCCAGATGGTCGAGATTCCAATAGCCGTAGGAAACGCCCTGCGCTAGCGCCAATTTTGCCGCCGTTTGCAGTTTATTGTCGAAGTCCGCGCCCAGTTTTTCCTTTTCGTCCATGCTTACGCCATTAGCGCAAATATAGCCCACTTCCTGCGTCACCAGCCGCCGAAACGTAAGCGTTTTAAGTCGGTAGTCGCTGCTCCAAATATCAGGAGTTTTGTTCCCGGATAAGGTAAAAAGAAACTTCTGGAATTTCTCAATGGTGATATTGTGCTTATTATAGTATGCCATACCGTCAGCGGCATCTTTATACGCCTTGCTGCTCTGGTGCTCCCGCACTGCATCACGTATGAATTTCCCGGTAGTTCCCTTTGCAATGGCTTCTTCCAAATCTTGATAAATTTTCATGCATTTTCTCCAATAGCAGAAATCTCAAAAAATCACAACAGCGACGCAGCGGCGGGTGAAATCTTGTTTTTCTTCTCCACTTTGTATTTCATAATGGTGTTGCAAAAGTACCTGATATCATCCATAGCGTGGTCGTTATCCTTCACGACTGCGTCCTCCGTTTTCTTATCGTCCCACCGGTAAAGCCCGAACTCGCGAATGGCGTCCGTGCAACACCTGTGAATTTTTATATTCCCGTTCTTGAGATATACCGCCGTGCGCCGAATGCCATCGAGAACGGCATTGTCCGCCTGCTGTACCTTAAATTTGCGGCGTTTCAGGGCGGTAATGAAAGATGCTGCCGAAGGGTCGATGATTGCCCTCTTGATTTCGTAGCCATCCGTCAGGCGCTCCACAGCGTCGCAATATTCCTCGTCTGTGAGCTGCTTATAGTTGGCTCTGCCATCGTAGTAATA